TCACCGCCGCCCCCGCTTCCAATCGTCGAGGCGGGCGTAGATCGTGACCGCGATGCCCCCAAGCGCGACTACGATGAAGACCCAGCGCAGGGCGTCGAGATACGGCACGAGCGGCAGGATGGCGGTCTGGGTCTCGGCCAAGATACTCTGCGCGACCTCCACCCCTGCTGCGCCCAGCGTCGCCACACCAGCCGCCCCTCCACCCTTCATGGTGCGGCTGGCGGCCAAAACCTCGCGCGCTGGTGGCGATTCTTCGGCGAAGGCAGTCGCCCGGACCGGGAAGCGCTCGCCCCACTGACGTGCGGGCCCGAGGTCGATGTGCATGAACCCCGATCGCGGATAGAAGCCGAAGCCGAGGAACCCGACCTCCCGCGCCGCGGCCTCGAAGACCACCGGGTCATGGTTCGCCATGGCGATGTCGAAGGCGGCGCCGTCGAGGTGCTTCGACCGGGTCGCGCCCCCCACGGCGCGGTTGTGCTCGGGGCTGCGATAGGCCGAGCGGACGATCAGCGGCTTGCCCAGCCGGTCACGCAACGCTTGCAGCTTGTCGAGCGCAGCTGCGTTGACCAGCAGCTTGCCGGTGCCCCGGCAGGCGATCTCGGCGGGTGAGAAATTCGGCCAGCGCCAGGTGGTCTCGGGCACGTCGCGCCAGTGTTTGTAGGCCATGATCGACATCGCAGGTCTCCAGGCATTAAAAAAACCCGCTCCTCGATGAGGGCGGGCTGTAGTCTGATGGGTCGGACGGATGGGTTACGGTGTCGGTCCGAAGAGCTTCAGCTTGATAGCAATGCCCGCGATCAGCGCGATCAGGATGCCGGTGGTGAGGATGCGGACTGTCGTCTGCACGGCAGTGCGCCTGGCCAGCCTGAATCCGGCCAGCAGCGAGCGCAGGTCGCGGATATCTTCTGCGGCATCCTTGCCCTCAAGCCCGACTTCTTGCAGGGCGCGGCGAGCGCCGGTTTCGGAAGCGCGAACCAGGAGCGCTTCAAGCTCAGTCTCGGACACACGGAAGTGGTCGCTGGCTTTGGATGGTGTCATGGCGGTCTCCCCAAGACTCTGGTTCCGGCTTGCCCTTGGCGCTCAGGTCGCCACGCCGGATTCGCACAGCATGGTGATGAAGCAACTGCGCCGCTCCATGTCGGCGGATGTGCGAATGTTGTAGATTGTGCCGGAGCGTGTCTCGATCAGCCGCCAGGCAGCGGTGATGGTTGCGGTCTCGGCATCGTAACGCACGATGATCAGGGCCGGCTGAATGCTTTGCAGGCGCGAGGCGATGACGGTCTCGCCGCCTTTCGATGGAAGGATGCAGGCATCGCGCTCGAACTGTGGGACCCACTGGCCGTAGGTGTTGCCGTAGCCGTCATCGACTTCCTCGCGCTTTTCGAGGCTGACGCGGTCGCGCAGGGCATTGGCGGTGATCCTGGCCATCAGATCGGACTTTTCCGAAAGGGTGCAATGAGAGCATGGACTGTGCGGTCGATGGCGGCGTCGATCTCCGTGTCGGCCCCGTCGAACAGGCGCTGGAGGATGAGCAGGATGGCTTGCCGGATCGGCTCCGGTACGTCGGCCGCCGCGCCATAACCAGCGGTGAAGGTGACGGAGACGGCATCGGTGCGACGGAAGGTTGCCGGCCAGGATTGTCCCGGACGCAGGGTGATATAAGCGCCGCGCGCATCGACAAACAGATCGTAGACGCCGGCATCCAGCACCTGCGCCACATTGCCGGCGTCAACGTAACTGACGCTGACAACCGCGATCACCGGCGAGACTGGCAGAGGCAGGCGATCGGCAAAGCCGGCAAAATCCTGCCGCCAGGTCTGTGTGATCAGCGCCCGGCCGAGAATGCCGGCATAGCCGTCAAGCCATGCCGTCGCCGCCTTGATCTGGGCAGTGATCAGATCGTCCTGGTCGTCGTGTTCGACGCGCAGGTGAGCTTTGGCCTCGGCCAGCGACACCGGCATGTTGGCCGGGGCGACGGTGCGAACGGGTGCAAGCACGTTTTCAGGTCCATATAATAAAGAGAAGCGACCAGCCGTTCGGATGGCCGACGGGCTGATCGCTTCAACGATGTCAGACGACCGGCGCGTCGTGGGGATGGCCGAGCGCAAAGACCGCACCGGCGGTAATCGACGTGCCGGAGGTCTTGGTGATGACGGCGCGGATATAGCGCTTCGTGCCCTTGTAGCCCTGCTTGTAGGCCGTGTTGGCCGCAAGCTCTGCCGGCAGGGTCCCAAGCAGATCGCCGGCTGCTACATCGACAAAATCGCCATCCGTGGTCGTGTTGCTCTCCTGGATGGCGACGACGAAGAGGCCATCGCCGGCAATCGCGCCGGTATTGATGATCAGGGTTGCGGAGTTGAAGCCCTGCAGATCGGCATGGCTGCCCTTGGTGGTGGCCGTGACCACGGCGGGAACCAGAGATGCAACGAGGCCGAGGCCGGAGATACCGTCCTTCATGACAAAAGTCCTTTCAAAGATGGATGAGGGGAAAGCGGGCGACCGAAGCCGCCCGCCAGTTCGATCAGGTGCTGATCTTGAGAAGCTTGAGCGCCTCGAAGTTGACCACGCCGCCGCCGACGCGCTTGGTCGTGTAAAACAGCACGTTCGGCTTGGAGGTGAACGGATCGCGCAGCACCCGGATGCCGATGCGGTCGACGATCAGGTAGGAGCGGCTGAAGTCTCCGAAGGCGATGGGGAACTTGCTGGCCTCGACCGCCGGCATGTTGTCGTCGGTGTGAACCGGCTTGCCCAGAATGGTAGCGACTTCCGCCGCACCCGACGGTGGCGCCCAGATGTAAGCTCCTTCCGCATCCTTGAACTTGCGTACCGTGTTCATGGTCGCATCCGACATCAGCCACGACGCCCCGTTCCGGTAGCCGGACTTGAGCGCATAGTAGAGATCGATCAGCGCATCGGCCGGGCTGACCGAAGCGGTGGCAGCCAGGAAGCCATCCGCTTTGCCCGAGGCAATAAAACCGAGCTTGCCCCATACATGGGAGGCATTGGCCACCGTGTCATAGGCGAGAATGCCGCGCGGCTTGTTGATGCCATCGCCATGGGCGAAGGCAGCCCCTTCCTGCTCGGCGAACTCGATCGACACCTCGTCGGCCAGCCAGGTGGCAAGATCGATGCGGGCATCGTCGAGCGAGGTTTGCGTGGCGCCGGGCATGGCGTAAATCTCGCCGGTATTGATGGCGATCTCGCGCAAGGTCGGGGTGGCCGTACCCGGACGATCCTGTTCCTCGCCGACCCAGCCGGACGTCGCCCCACCCATATTGACCAGCTTCTTGTAGGTATTGGTCGAGATCGAGATGGTGCGGGCAAGCGAACGGATGGTTGACACCGTGCCTAGAACACGGTCGATCCCGGCCTCGGTTTCTTCCGGCACCAGATAGCCGCCATCGGGGTCGGACTGCGTCGTCAGCTTGGCCTTGACCTCCAGATCACGCAGGCCGGCATCGACGCCGCGACGGAAGAAGCGGTCGAAGGCTTGCGCGTGTTTGCGCTTGTCCGGGTCTTCCACTCCGCCAACACCGCCGACCTTCACCGCTGCCAGCATGGCGTTGGTCTCGTCGAGCGCCTTTTGCAGGGTGGTGATTTCGGCATTGATGCGGTCGACCTTTTCGGTCTGCACGACATCGGCCATGCCGGCCCTGATGTCGGCCAACTCCTTGTCGCGCTCGACCTTGAAGTCCTCAAAAGTCTTCTGCAACTCGGCGAGGATCTTTGTAGCGCTGCCGGAATCAGCGCGCACGGCAAGGATCCCGCGCGCACGCGGGGTGAGTTCGATACCCATGATGGGTTCTCCTATGATCTGATGGTGTCGATCAGCCGCTGAATGGCGGCTGCATGGAAGCCAGCGTCGTGCGTGGCGGTGTCGGCAGCGTCGTGCATGCCGGCAATCTGGCAAAACATCTTGCGCCGCTCCGTGCGCGAGATGCCCTGTTGCGCCAAGGCGGCATCGATGCGGCGCTTGGCGCGGATTTCAGGGCGGATCGGCGCGGACGCATTGGTCTCTGTGTGGATTTCGGCATCGCCGACGACATCGGCAAAGCCGTATTCGACAGCCTGTGCCGCCGCCATGAAGGTTTCCGCATCCATCAGCTGCTCGATATCAGCGTGCTTCATGCCGGTGCGCGCCTGGTAGATGTCGGCAATAGCCGCATCGAACTGGTCGAACAGTTCGGCGGCCTCGCGCATGTCGTGGCGATTACCGATCACCATGCCCCAGGCATTGTGCACCATCATGAAGGAGCCGAGCCCCATGCGGATGTCGTCACCGGCCATGGCGATGATCGAGGCAGCCGATGCCGCCCAGCCCAGCACCTCGACCGTGACTTTCGCCGGATGGGCCCGCAGGAGATTGTAGATCGCGATCCCCTCGAACATGTCGCCGCCCGGCGAGTTGATGCGGACGGTGATGTCATTGTTCCCGATCGAGCGTAGCGCCGCCGAGATGCGGTTTGCGGTGACGCCACCGCCTGTCCAGCCATCCTCGCCAATGACGTCGAACAGGGAGATCGTGGTGTCTCCATCTGCATCGGGCACCGCGGCAAGCGGGTGCTCGGTCCATTTCGTCAGCACGCCGCTCGGCGCATCCCACTGGTAGTTGTGCGGCCGCGCAAAGACCTGCGCCTCGGGGAGCTTGCGAAGGCTCATGTGTCAGTGTCCTTTTCCATGGGCGGTCGATCATTGTCGCCATTGCCGTCCGCCGGCGTTCCCGCCGTGTTGGGCGGCGGATAAAAGACATCGCCGCCGTCGCGCGGGTTCTGGTCTTCGAGCGCGCGGATTTCGTTCGGGCTGTAGACGCCCCATTGCAGGCCTTTGACGTAAGCCTCCCAGCGCGCCTTGATGTCGCCCTTGACGAGCGCCGCCCGGTTGAAGCGGGCATAGAGATTGTCGTCGCGCGTTCCCTCTGGGCCGATCAGGTCGCGGTTGATCGCCTCTTCCCACATGGTCAGATGGTCTTCGAGCGTATAGGCGACGAAGCCGATCGACTGCTGCTCGATGCCGGTGCCCCAGGACGTGCTCTTTTCCGTGTCGCCGATCATGTGCGGCGGCACGCCGAAGAACATGGCGATGTCAGTGCGGCTGAACTTGCGGGCCTCCAGCCATTGCGCATCCTCGGCCGTCATGGCGATGCGGGCATAGTCCATGCCCTCTTCGAGGATCAGGTTCTTTCCCTCCTGCTCGCCGCCGGAGCGGAACTCTTCGAGCCCGGCCTTGAGATTGGCGACAGCCTCTGGCCCGAGCTTGTTCGGATGCTTCAGCACCCCGCTGACACGCGCGCCATTACGGAAGGTGGTTGCACCATGTTCTTCCATGGCCAGCGACAGGCCGATGGTCTCGCGAGCGTAAGAGATCGCCGAGACGCCATGCACGCCATCCAGTGTCAGGCCCACGAGATGGAACACTTCGTCCTGATGGAGCCGGATGCGCCGGCCATCGGCGCGGGTGTAAAGATAATCCAGCGCCAGATCGTCGTTTTGCTTCACCTCGACGCGATCCGGATGCAGCGGGATCAGTTCCTGCACAGTCCCGCGCGAGCGCACGATCATGGCATAGGCATTGCCGCGCAATAAGAGATGCGCCTGCAGCATGCGCCGGAACTGCGATGGCGTCTGCCAGCGGTTCGGTCGTCGTCGCAGCACGGTCCAGGTCGGCGTGTCGGACGCATCCTGCCGGGTGCGCTCATCCACCCGGCGCTTGATGTGCAAGGGCAGCGTCGCCACAGCGCCCGAGATGATGCGCACGCAGGCATAGACGGCCGCCACCCGCATGGCGCTGTTCGGCGTCACTGTGCTTCCCGATGCCGTCACCGCTCCAGAGCGGAGAACCTCTTCCAGCTGCTGGCTCGTCGCAATGACGATCCCACCGCCGGCATCCTGGAACGACGCGCGCGGAGATGCGGCCGGCGGTTTTGCGCCGCCGAACCAGTTCGACCAGAATGCCATTGGGTTCTTTCGTCAGCTCTTTACAACATCAGGATGCCGCGGGTCTCATAGACCGAGCGGCCGGCATTGACGTCACGGGCCAGAGCCCGGCCGAGCGCGTTGCAGATCGCGACAATTCCGTCGATACGCTCGGTGGAGCGCTCCTTGTCCGGCTTGATGTTGCCGGCCGGATCATGGCGCACGGCAACGTTGGAGGCGTTCCAGCGCAACACCGGATGCCCGCCATGCCAGAGAGAGCGCGACACCGACAGGCGCTCCAGTTCCGCCGTCGGAGCGGCCATCGACAAGAACCCCTGGCCGAACTGGACAAGGTTCAAGCCTTCATCCTGAAGATGCTGGACGATCTCGCCGGCAAAAGTGCGGTCGTAAGAGAGCTCACGCAGGTCATAGCGGCCGGCAAGGTCGAGGATTTCTTTCTCGACGAAGGCGAAGTCAGTGGCGTTGCCCGACGTGGCGGTCAAAAATCCCTGATCACGCCAGACATCATAAGGCACGCGGTCGCGCCGTACCCGGCGCACGATGTCGTCTTCGGGGATCCAGAACCGGCAGAGAACGATCCATTTGTCGGCGAGCGCCCCGAAATCCTCATCCAGCGTCGGCGGGAACAGCAACACGAAGGCCGACAGATCGTTGACGCGGGCCAGGTCGAGCCCGCCATAGCATTCGCGCCCCAGAAGCTTGCCTTCCAGGTCCTTCAACTCGTGTTTGACGATGCGCCAGTCTGTGGCAGCCTTCAGGCCTCCTACCTCCCAGACGCCCATATCGAGCCAGCGGGTGACCTGCTCGGTCCATTCGTTGAGCCGCAGCCGCCGGATCGCGTTCTGCTGCGCCGGCATTTCCTTCGCCTCGTCGATCTGACGCTTGAGGTCATCGCGTTTGACGGTGACGCCAAGGCTGGGGTTCGCCTTCACCCAGACCTTCTCGTCGGTCCAGTCGTCGCCCTCATCAATGGTGGCGATATAGGCAAACCAGCTATCTGAAGACTCCGTCGGCACCGTGCCTTCCAGCGCCTTGACCGAGAACTCGTGATGCTGGCGGCAGACGGAATGGCGATCATGGCCGGCCGTCGTGATCTCGAAGATCAGCGGCTGGCGCCGCGCGCCGGTCGCGGTGTTGAGCTTCTGGATAATCTCGGGACCGGGATGTTCATGGACCTCGTCGACGGCGGCAAAGTGAATGTTCAACCCGTCCATCTTGGTGGCGTCGGCCGACAGCGGCCGGAACCAGGACGAGGTCGGCAACACGGCGAGATTGTTCACCGTCCGCGTGATCCGGGATTGTAGCGCGCTGCTTGCCGCCACCATGCGCTCGGCCTCGCCAAAGACGATGCGCGCCTGATCGCGGGTGGTCGCTGCCGAATAGACATGCGCGCCCGGTTCGCCATCGGCGATCAGGGCATAGAGCGCGGTACCGGCGAGCAGCACCGACTTGCCGTTCTTGCGCGCCACCTCGACATAGGCCGTGCGGAAACGGCGCAATCCATGTTGGCCCGAACGGGTCTTGCGCTTCCAGCCATAAAGCGAGCCGACAACAAACTGCTGCCACGGCTGCAGCGCAAACGGCTCGCCGGCCCATTCACCTGTCGAATGACGCAGATGGCCGAAGAAGTCGATGGCATGCCGTGCGGCAGCGCCATCCCAGACCAGACCGCGCTTGCCGCCCGATTTTAGATCGGCCAGATGACGCTCGCAGGCCAGGCGAACAAGCCGGCCGGCGACGATCTTGCCGCTGACGACAGCGCGCGCGTAGGCCGTGACCGGACAGGATGACGCTTTCCTGACCGAGCCGGATTTACGCTTTTCTGCCACGGGTCAAAAAGTCCTCGAAGGGGTCGCTGGTCTCGGCAGGCTCTGCCATGCGGATGCGCGAGCGGCTGGAGGGTGTGAGCCCGAACTCGCTTTCGATCTGTGCCATCTGCGCCAGGCACTTGTTGGCAACCGCCAGGAACGGGTTCTGGATGATGTTGTCGCTCGCCGTCTTCACCACATGGCCGCGGCGTTTGACTTCCTGTTCGGCTTCCAGCCAGCGTCGCCAGATCACCACGTACCGGGCCAGCGCATGCGTATCGAGCTCGGTCATCACGCCATGGCGGGCCAGAAGCTCGGCCATCTCGGAGAACTTTTTCCGGGCGTCCTCATCAAGATGATCGGGCGGCGCGGGAACTGCCACCACCGGTTTCGGCTCGGCCTTGTTGATGCGGTGCGGACGGGCCGTGCCCTTCACCAGCTTCAGATGCGTTGGCAGCGGCTTGCGGCCGGCCATGTCAAAACTCCATGCATTATCCAGTGCCGTCACCGCGAAGGCGTACCGCCTCGAACAACCTGCGCAGACAGTAACTGCGTGCGATCGACACCACGGTGAAGATCGCGCCCATCGCCATGTTCTCGGCCAGCGTGGTCGATAACCCGAACAGTGGGAACACCAGGATCTGGGTGGTGACGGCGATGCCATAGCCGATGGCGACATTGGTGAGCGCTTCCACCAGCGACATGGTGCACGACTGCTTCATGCCGCTGCATCCTTGGCCGTATCTCCGGTATCGGGCACGCGCTCGGCGGCGATCGCGTCAAAGCTGCGGTCGTCGCCCTCGAGCGTCGCCTGCTTGCCGGTAAACGCCTGCCAACGTTGGACAACCACGTCGCAAAAGGCTTCCGATAGTTCGAGGCCATAGACCTTTCGCCCGGTCTTCTCGCCCGCAATCAGTTGCGATCCGGAGCCGGAAAACGGCTCGTAACAGAGATCGCCAGGACGGGTGTGCAACTGCATCGGCAGCGTGAACACCCGCACCGGTTTCGAGGTCGGATGCTCGCGGGTTTCGATCTCCGAGGATGGGATGTTCCACACCGTGGTCGGCCAGCTGTCAAAGCCCTCACGGTTGATGCGGGGCTTCTTGCCCCGGCGCCAGCCGAACAGGCAGGGCTCATGCGCCCACAGCATCACCGAACGCGTCAGCACCGGGCGGGATTTGGCCCAGATGATCTGCTGGTGATGCAGCACATCGAACTGATCCCAGACCGTTTCCAGCATGCGCTGGCGGCGCGAGGCGTGCCAGCAATACCATGCCACATCCTCGGCAATGGCATGCTCGATCGCCACCTTGCAGAAGGCCTCGTAGAATTGTGGGCCCTGGCTGGAATCATCCCAGTGCGGCTGCTCGATATAATCGTCGCCCCAGTCCTTGTTGGCGATTTTCTTCGCCCGCGCCGAGGCGGTCTTCTTCGTCGGATGGTTGGTTCCGTCATAATCGACGAGATAGGGCGGGTCGGTGGCAAACAGCGCCGCCCGCTCGCCAGCCATCAGGCGCGTCACATCATCCGGATCGGTGGAGTCGCCGCAGAGCAAGCGATGATCACCAAGTAGCCAGACATCGCCGCGCCGCGTCACCGGCGTGGCCGGCACGTCCGGAATGGCGTCGTCCTCGGTTAGGCCGCCCTGCTCTTCGCGATGGCCGTAGAGCAGGTCCTGGAGTTCGTCGTCGCCGAAGCCGGTGAGCCCGAGATCAAAGCCTGCCTCCTGCAGATCGGAAAGCTCGAGCGCCAGCAGTTCCTCGTCCCACCCGGCATTGATGGCAATGCGGTTGTCGGCAAGCACCAGCGCCCGACGCTGGGTTTCCGAAAGGCCCGACAGCACGATGGTCGGCACCTGATCCATGCCGAGCTTGCGTGCCGCCAGCACGCGGCCATGGCCGGCGATCAGCGTGCCGTCCTCGGCAATCAGCACCGGATTGGTGAAACCGAAGGCGCGGATCGAGCCGGCGATCTCGGAAACCTGTGCTTCCGAATGCGTGCGGGCGTTGCGGGCATAAGGAACCAGCGCATCGAGCGGCCGATATTCGACGGCAAGACGGCGATCGCCATGATCGGGCGCATTGTGCGCAAGGTCAGCCATTTGCGTTTTCCGTTTCCAACAAAATCAACATGTTAGCCATGCACCCCCCCATCGCCATTTTGGCCACGGATGCGCGTTTGGTGGCGCGCGGTCCTGGGGTCGAAATCTCCAGAGATTTGACCTCCCCGGGGGGGCTATCAGCAGCGCCGCACATTGCCGAAGCCGCCATCCTTCGCAGCCGTCTTCCTGCCATGGCACGATGCGCACAGCGCCTGCCAGCGGCTGCGATCCCAGAACACCGTTTCGTTGCCATCGTGCGGATCGATGTGGTCGACGACGCTGGCCGGTCGGATCAGATCATGGCGCTCGCATTCCACGCACAGCGGATGATCGTGCAGGAAGGATGCGCGTTCTGTTCGCCAGCGCTTTGAGCGATAGAGCGCACGGGCCACCGGATTGCGCTGGCGGGCATAGTCCTGGTCACGCTCCCGCTTTTCGCGCCGGCCAACCGGGCGATGGATCGGCGGGCGGACAGGCATGGTGCTGATCTCGACGATGATGCTGATGGCGATGGCGTTGGAAACGACAACGCCCGCGATGGATCGTCTCCGTCGCGGGCGCGCTACTCTCCCGAGCATAGTCAAAACTATAGCTGATTTGCCCTCGTTTGTTGCATGGTAAAGTGTTGCAACACATTGGAGTCACTGCGCATTCAACCGCGCCGCGATCTTTGTGAGCGCGAGCTGCCAGCGTCGCCACGCCGTGGTTCGATCGCAGCCATGCTCATGGCTGATGAGTTTCCAGGGCACGCGGGCAGCGCGTTTCCAGACGAGTTTACGCTCGTCCTCTTCGATCCAGAGCACCCAATCAAAAGTCCGCTCGAGCCGGGTGATCGCCGCGGCCGAGGGCCACACCCGCATCGGCTCGGGTTCCATGAACGCAATCTCGCGCCTCGACCGCACGATCTCGGGCCAGGTGTTGAAATAGCTCTGCACCTTCACCGGCGGCAGCTTGCGCAGGGTACGGAACGCCTCCTCGAAATGGTCAGCGACGTCGTCGGCGGTCCATTCGCGATCAGCCATGGCGCGCCTCTCTGTCGGACGGGCGCGGGCCGTAGAGCTTCTCGCCCAGCTGGCGGACCAGTTCACGCTCGGGCCAGGTGAGGCGGTCGTCATCCGCGGAGACCGCGAGGACGCCCTGGTCCTGCCAGCCCTCGCGTTTGACCTGCTCGGGATCCCGGCGTCGGCCGCCGTAGCCGTGGGGATGCCATCTCATGCGACATCTCCCTTCGTCTCGATCGCCCAGAGCAGGATGGCGATGGCGTCCGCCTCGTTGTCGTCAGCCGGGCTGAAGCCGCGGGCGCGGACGGCGGCGACCATGGCGGCCTTGTCGGCGTTGCCCTTGCCGGTGGCGAAGCGCTTGATCGTGCCCACCGGGACGCCCTCGTAAGGCACGCCGCGCAGTTCGGCCCATGATGTGAGCGTCGCCATGAGCCCGCCGTAGATGTGGCTCGCGTCGGTGCCCGCGTGGCGGCGGACCTCTTCGAACCAGATCGCGGCGACAGGACCGGACAGCCGGTCGATCTCGGTCAGCCAGTTGGTGAAGCGAAGATAGCGCATGCCGCCGCCGTCGAAGCGGCCGGGGCGCAGCGAGACGGTGCCGCTGGTGATCAGGCCGTCATGGCCGCGGATCGCCCAGCCGGTCGAGGTGCCGAGGTCGAGCGCGAGGATGCAGCGGTTGCGGGGGGCGTCGAGCGGAAGCGATTCAAACCTTGCGCCGTCGCAATTCGGGATCAGAGTCGGCTGAGCCATGATGGGTCTCCTTTGCCGGTGGCCTGTGGTGGTGGAAGACGACGGCGGTCTGGTGCTTGGCGGTACGGGGCCGCCGTCGTCGGATCGGAAAGCACAAGGGAGCGTCACGGCGGCGCGCGTGGCTGGCCCGAACGTATGGGAGGAGTGGCCAACCCTGTGGGGTGGCCCTCCCATACGTAGTATGGGGGTTTGACACCTAACTGTTCCGAGGTGTCCAAGTGGCTGAAATCATTGTGGAATAAGACTTCACGAAGTCTTCGGGCATGAGTCAGGGACCTGACTCTTATTTGCCCGTAACCCGTTGATTTCGTTGGGTGCACAGTTGGCGCTGTCATATGAGTCAGGCCTCACTCATATGAGTTGGGTCGTCGTCCAGCCCCTCCGGGTAGACCCAGACGGCGGGGTTTTCGACCTGCAGGCAGAGCCCGGATTGGGGGCATTTGAAGTGGCTGGGCAGGACCGGACGGGCCTGGGTGATGACCTCGCCGGTGTCCGGATCGACCTCCTCAACAGGCGCGCCGAACTGCATGCCTTCCACGCAGAGGTAGCCGAACCGCGACCGGGTGACGGGGAAGCCGAACCCCGAGGGGTCGCGCAGGAACTTCACGAAGCCCTTGGTCGCCAGCACGCTGAGGCGCTCACGGATCGTGTGCTTGCTGCCCAGACCGCCCCGGTTCTCGAAGGTCTCGGCGAACTGCATGGCGGTGTAGAGGCGCTCGCTCGCCGCCTCATCCAGCAGCATGCCGAGGATGACATCATGCTTGCGCAGCCGCTCGGCATCGAGCTTGGCGCCGACCTCCTTGCGCACCAGGCGCTCGTTCAGCGGGTTCAGCTCGACCCATTCGCCCTTCACCTTGTCGATCAGCTTGCCCGGCAGCGCGGGGCCGTTCCGCAGCTCGATCTCCAGCTTGCGGACGCTGCTGTCCTCGTCTGGCCGGTGCATGAGCAGCCCCGAGGTATAGAAACCGCGCAGCGCGCTTGCGCCGGAGAGCGCGAGGAAGGGATCGTCCTTGACCTGGTGCTTGCTGGCCTTGCGGGTGTGGTGGGCGAGGATGACGCCCGCGTCCGGATTGACCGCCTCGCGGAGAAGCTCCACCCGTTCCTTCAGGAAGAACATCATGGCGGTATTGTCGTTCTCGCCGCCCCCCTCAGGTCCGCCATCGAAGAGGTTGCGGATCGGGTCGATGACGATGATGTCGGGCGGCGCGTCGGGGAATGCCGTCCGGATCGCCTCGGCCACGCGGGCGACGCCCTCCGCGTCGAGCAGCAGCTTCAGCTTCGGCGTGGCGATGAAGGTGTCGCGCGCGGCGGCGATCACGGCGGCGGGCAGCGCGATCTGCTGCATGCGCTCGCGCAGGTAGTGATACTGGATCTCGGCCTGCAGGTAGAACACGCGCAGCGGCCGGGGCGGCGTGAAGCCGAGGAACGGCACGCCCGCCGCCATGTGCACGAGCCAGGAGATCAGGAAGTCGCTCTTGCCGACCTTGGGCGCGCCGCCCAGCACCAGGAGCCCGCCCGGCGTCAGCACGCGCGGCCCGATGACGTCCTCGGGCATCGGACTGGTGTCGTCGAGCAGTGCGCCGAGGCTGAAGGTCGGCAGCGGGCTGGCCGGGGCATGGGCGTGGGCTGCGCGCAGGAGCGGCGGACCGTTGCGCTTCACATGCAGCTCCCAGAGCCGTTCGGACTCGGCCATCAGCCGATCGAGCGGCCAGGACGGGCGCAGCATGGCGGCGTTGTAGCCGCAGATCGCCTCCCAGCCCGCGAACGGGTCGAGGCGGCCCTCGTGCACCAGACGCACGTAATGGCCGATGGCGGCGCTGGCCCCCTGAAACCGGGACCAGTCGTCGACCGCGCCCTCCCGCACCGGCGTGGTGAGCACCGCATCGATGCCGGGCTTCGTGGTCGGCGCGGCAACGTCGCTGGCGAAGCCTACGCCGGGCAGCGGCGGCATCTCGGCGACCTTCTCGGCGAAATCCGCAAGATCCACCTCGACGTATCGATGTTCGCGGATCTGCACGAGGCGCTGGTGGCCGTGCTTGTGATAGACGGTGCCAGGCACCCGGATCGGCTGGTGGGCCGAGCGGAAATGCGTGTCGCCGCCGACCTTCACGGCGATCTCGCCGCGAAGGCGGCAGAGGGTGACCAGGTCGTCGCCCTCGGCGGGTTCGGTCAGTTTCCACCAGACGTGCAGCTTCGCCGCACCCTCGGGCGTGCGCCCGCCGCTCTCGATGATCAGCGTGGGCGCGCCGAGATGGCGGGTGACATGGTCCAGCTTGGCCGGGATGTCGCCCGCGTCGAGATCGACGACGATGGCCTGCATCTGCAGCACGTCGACAGCTCGAGCCTGGCCCTGTTCCTCGACCGTGCCGGGGATAACATAGACGGCGGCACCCTCGCGGTTCGCCCACGCGGCGAAGGTCGCGAGCTTTCCCGGCGCGGTGTCGTCGGCGGGGATCCAGATGTTGTGCGGCTTGCCGTCCCGGCCCTGACCCTTGTCAACGAAACCGCGGAGCGGGATCAGCCCCTCGCACCAGCTGAACACGGTATCGAGGAAGACGGCGATCTGGTCGGGGTCGGGGTCGCAGCCGAACGGGTTCTCGGAGGGTGGCCCGTCGTTGAAGTCCATCCACGGGTTGAAATGCAGGATGCCGTCGTCGCTCATGCCGGCAGCCCCCAGCAGCGTTCCGACCACGGGCAGAAGCGGCATTCGAAGAAGTCGGGCGTGGTTGCGACGCGCGGCAGAAGCTCGCCCGCATCGGTCGCCTGCAGGATCCGTACGCCCCGGTCGGACATGCGCTGCGCGAGTTCGGCGTCGAAGGGCACCAGTTCGTGGTGCATCTCGGCCGTGTCCTTGTTGATCGCGGTGAACACGGCGGGCGCGGCCGAGATGCCGGGGACCGTCCCTTCCATGTAGGCCTGATAGACGGCGATCTGGGCGGCGTAGACCGGCTTCGACTTCGTCAAGCCGTCCTTGACGCAGGTGCGCCAGTTCTTGGCGTTCATGGTCTTGCATTCCCAGAGCGCGGGAACGGCGAGACTGAAGCCTTCGGGCCCGGCCGCGATGATGCCGTCGACATGACCGCGGATGCGTCCGCCCGCGACGGAGAAGCCGAACTGGCCGCCATCTTGCCGGTTGCCCTTGCGCGTGTAGAGGTCGAAGCCTGCGCCGCGCAGCCAGGCGACCGCCAGATCCTCGAGCGCGTGGCCGATGGCGAAGATGCGCAGCGATTGGCCGCTGAAGTCCTGGCCCTCGTCCTTCGGCGTCGCCGTGAACTCGAACTGCAGGGCCCGCTCGCAGGCATGGCCGAGGCGCGAGCCGCCGAGGTAGTCGCGGGGCGGCCGCATGGCCTGATCGGCGGTGAGCGCCTGATCTACGGCGGCGTTTACCTGCTCCGCGAAACTGGGGCGATGACTGTAATCGAGGGTCAAAACGGCACCTCCGGCGTCTGCGCCCGGGCGATGTCGGACATGGCCTCGCGGAAGCCCTCGACAGCTTCCTCGATCAGCGCGCGCACCTGCGCCTCGGTCAGTTCGCCGAGCGGGGTGGCCCAGCCGATCTCGTCCATCAGCAGCGCCACGCGCTTCATGGTGGCGGTGATCGCGGCGCGCTCTTCCTCGGTCAGGTCAACCATGGCGAAACGCTCCCTGGCCAAGCGCGTCCAGAAGGACTGGCAGGGCATCGAGCAGAACCAGACCGAGGGCCGGGGCCGCCTCATTCGGTGCGGATCGAACCAGCCAAAGCCACGGGTGGGTTGCCGGCAGACAGCACAGAGCGTTCCACGCGGATGCCAGAGCCGCCGCTGGTCCTCGGCCGTAACGGGGATGCAGGTGGACATGGGTCATGCCGCCCTCCGTTCGGGGCTGGTCGCGCTGTCGATCAGCTGCCGGATGGCGCGCTTGTTGAAGCCGAAGGTCATCAGCGCCGAGGCGCGGTAGCGCGTCAGGCCGAAGTCATGGCGGCACTCGGACGGCAGGTACTGCAGCTGCTTTTCCGTGGGCGGCTGGCGCAGCCAGGAACGGGTCTTGAAGGCGCTCTCGTCGGTCTCGTGGGTGTTCAGCCAGTCGTCCGCCTGCGCGAGGCAGACGGTGCGCTCGCCGACACCGAGCAGGTGGGGGCGTTCGCCCTTTGCGCCGCCGATGGCGTACCAGACCCCGTCCAGCCAGAAGATGCCGCCCCAGGCCGCAAAGCCCGTGGCCATCAGCGCGTCGTCCGTGCCGTAAAGGTCGACCCATGCGAAGCTGGACCGCTTCAGCAGGTCGATTTCCGTCATCATGAAGCCCGACAGCGGCGCGGCGGCCCCGGCTTCGCCCGCATCCAGATCCTCGCGCGGGAACGCCTCGCCGCAGATCGGGCACTCGGTGGCGGCGAGCGGAATCTCCGCCGCGCAGGCAGGGCAGATCTTCGTCGGCGCTTCGCCCGACACGATCTTGCCGTCGAGATCGACATCCTGTTCCAGCGTGCCGTGGATCAGGCTCGACGTGCCGAAATCCAGTACGATGCAGTCCGTCTTGACGATACCGGGGTGTTCCTCGGGATCGACGGTGCGCAGGCCGCGCCCGACCATCTGGATCATGGTGGACTTGTAGGAGCTGGGGCGCAGCAGCACGACGCAGGAGGTGGGCGGGTGATCCCAGCCCTCGGTCAGCACGGCCACGTTGACGACGACGCGGATGTCGCCCGCCGCATACTCGGCGAGGAGCGCCTTGCGGGTTTCGGCCGCCAGATCGCCGTGGATCAGCGCGGCGGAAACGCCCGCCGCCCTGAACGCGTCGGTGACATGCTCGGCATGCGCGACGGTGGAGCAGAACACGACGGTCTGCCGGTCGCCCGCCTTCTCCTTCCAGTGCCGGATCACCTCGTCGGTGACGGGCGCGCGGTCCATGATGCCCGCCACCTCGGCCATGTCGAAATCCGACATGGTCTTGCGGACCGAGCGCAGCTCGTCCTGCACGCCCACGTCGATGACGAAGGTGCGCGGCGGCACCAGGTGGCCTGAGGCGATCAGTTCGCCCAATCGCACCTGGTCGGCCACGTTGTCGAAGACCTCGCGCAGGCCCTTCCTGTCGCCCCGGTTCGGCGTCGCCGTGACCCCGAAGATGCGGGCGTCGGGATTGGCCTCGCGCACCCGGTCGATGATGCGTCGATAGCTGTCGGCCACCGCATGGTGCGCCTCGTCGACGACCAGCAGGTCGAGGCGCGGCATGTCGGCGAGGTTCGAGGCCCGCGCCAGCGTCGGCACCATGGCGAAGGCGACCTGACCGTTCCAGGATTTTTCGGTGGCGTCGATGACCGAGGTGGCGACGCCCGGCACCACGCGCTGGAACTTGGCGCGGTTCTGCGCGGTCAGCTCGTCGCGATGGGCCAGCACGCAGGCCTTGGCGCCGTCGCCGATCATCTCGCCGGTGACCGCCGAGAGCATGATCGTCTTGCCCGCGCCGGTGGGCGCCACACCCAGCGTGTTGCCGCGGGAGGCGAGCGCAGCCACGCTGCGCTCGACGAAGGTCTTCTGGCGGGGGCGCAGGCGCATGGCCGGTCTCCCCCTTACTGCGCCCAGCTCGGCCGACCAGCAGCGCCGGGGGCGGACGCGGGCTGGCTGGGCTGGGTGGCCGTGGTGGGCTGCTGCGGGGTCTGGCCCTGCGCCGGGGCGGCGGTGAACTGCGGCGCGACCGTGCCCATCAGCGCGGCGTAGTCGCGATGGTCGGGCGTGACCGCGGCGCGGATCTCGTTCTTGTCCTCGCCGTTGGTGTCGGTGCCGATGTCGATGCGGGCGATGAACTCGACCCCGTCGAGATCCCCGAAGCCGTTGATGCGGCGGCGCGCCTGCGCCTCGGGCGAGTTGTCCTTGTCGGACACGCCGCGCGCCGAGTTGAGGATGCCGCGGATCAGGCCACGCCCCATGTTGGCCCAATCCGGGCCCTTCGGGCTGTAGAGGCCGATCAGCGACCAGACCTTGCGCCGGGCATAGGGCCCCTCGAGCACCGTGTATTCGGCGTCGAGATAGACGGCGCCCGTGGCGGCGCGGCGCGCCCAGCCGCCGGTCCAGCCCTGCGAGGGGTCGTCGAAGCCGCCGGGGCGGAGCGTCAGGCGCACCTTGGCGAGCGTGCCCTTGGGGATGACGTTGGTGTTGGATTGGGCGGAGTTGAAGTCGTTCCAGGGTCCGGACATTGCGCGGCTCCTTTCAGTTGGAGGATGGGACGCGCAGCGGCGTCAGAAGGGAAAAGCCACCCGGGCGACCGGATCGGGACACCGGGCATGGCGAGAAGCGCTCAGCCATGGCCGGGCTCCTGTGCGGGGGCGGGATCGGCCGGGGTCAGCGGCGGCCAGGTCAGGCGTTCGGAGGCAGGCGCCGCGGGGCGCTGGATCTTCTCCATCAGCCGGCCGAGATGCGGGGCCTCGACCATGTCGAGGCGGCCCGAGCGGTCCTTGGCCGGATAGCTCCAGGGGTTCAGCGTCTGGCAGACGAAGGCGCGCTGCGGTTGGCCGTTGGCATCGGCGATGTCGGCCATGGTGATGACCTGATCGACGATCCCCGGCAGCTCCAGCCCGGTCTTCGAGCCATCGATCTGCGGCTGGAAGACCTTGCGATTGAAGTCGTCGAGCCTCTCGTCGAGGATCCCGACAAACCAGACATGCTTGCCGCGTGCGTGCTGCAGGTGGGTCAGCCAGCCGATCATCTCGCGGCCATGCAGCCCATAGGCGCCGCGGATGTCGGGCTTGCCGGTCTTCTCCGAGAAGGCCTCAGGCTGGCCACGGCACCACTGGAAGCAGAGCCGCCCGGCCACCGTGATCGAGTCGATGAAGACGGTCTCGTACTTCCCGATCACCGCCGGATCGCCGTAGCGCCCGCAGACCTCGTCGAAATGCGCCTGGCTGTAGGGCTGGTCCTCACGCAGCGCCGGGTTCGGTCCGCCGATGAACACCGCGAAGTCGCGGCATTCCTTCCAGGTGCGGGGCCGCAGCGTGTCGATCTCCAGCCCCTCGACCGCCAGATCCCCGGCCTCGAGGTCGAGGAAGAGCGTGGTCGAGGCGTTCAGCGTCCATAGCAGGCTGGTCTTGCCGATGCCGGACCGCCCGAAGATGACGCCCTTGATCCCCTTGCGCTGCGCGAGCCGTTCGTCGGCGCCGATGATGGGAAGGGCCATCACTGGCCCTCCTTCTTCATCACCGCCGTGGCGGCGCGGTCGGCGCCGATGCACCCGGCCTCGCGGGCGAGCTTGTAGAGCCGCTTCAGCGCATCGGCGCGGCGATAGGCGGCCGTGCTCTCGCTTTCCGCCTCCACGATCGCGAAGGCGATCTCGTCGACGGTCGCCTCGACGACCGGCAGCGGCTCGCGCGGCTCGGCACCTGCGCGCTGCGGGAAGGCGATGGTTTCGGGGAGGTCTTCGAGCGCGTAGCTCGCCTTGCGAAGACGGGTGATGGCGTCCGGCTGGTCCGGCATGGCTTTTCTCCGTGGGATGATGTGATCAAGGAGGCCCATCAGGCGGCCTCGCGGACGTCGGGCGCGGGCTCGGCGACGTAGATCGCCAAGAGCGGCGTCCCGTCGGCATGGGCGCCGGCGTCCTCGATCTGATAGTTGCGGTTGGGCTCGCAGACCTCGGTCAGCTCCCAGCGGCGATAGAGCCCCGGAAGACGCCTGAAATCCTCGAGCGACAGATCGGCAGTGCGGTTCATGCGTGTCTGCTTTCGGTTAGAGGTGAGGCGCTCGGGGCGCTCGAATGGGAAAAGCCACCGGCGGGACCGGATCGGGACATCGGTTCAGGGGATTTCCTCGAGGGCGTCGTGCAGCCGGCGCATGGCGCGCTGGTACCGCTTGCGGGCGGCGGCTTCGGTCAGACCCAGTTCCACGGCGACCTCGGCCTGGGAGAAGCCCTCGACCGCCACACGGATTACCAGCAGGGCGTCATCGCCGAGCAGCTTCCGCACGGCGCCGTTCAGGCGCGCATACCCGGCGGCCCCGATCCCGCTGTCGCCGCTGTCCGCCACCTCGTCAGGGTCTGCGCCGCTGGTGAGATGTTCGCGCGTCTGATCTCGCTGGCGCACGCGGATCATGTCGCGCTCGACGTTGCGCAGCACCGTGGCTGCGATCCAGTTGACGCGCCCGAGGTCGAGGCCGCGGACCGCCTCGGTGGTGCGCGCCAGAACATCGGACGCGACCTCGTCGGCGGTGCCGATCCCGCGCCAAATCGACCGGCGCCGGATGGCGTCGAGGCCGGGCCAGAGCGCCAGCAACAGCGTTGTCAGGGCGCAGTCCGACGCGGGCCCGTCGCCCTGCGCCGCCCCGACCAGCGCGGAGAGGATCACGTTCTTCCGGGCCGGATCGCCGGTCGTGCGGTGCAGCCCGTCCAGCAGGGCCGCCGGATCCCGGAACGGTGCGAGGGCAGCCTGCGCACGCCTGACGGCGTCGAAACTGCGCTGGAAGTGAAGGTTGGAGGAAGATTGCATGAGGTGATCACGGATCTCGTGCCACGCGAAGGACATCGGACGCCTGCCTTGCGGCCAGGCGTCCGGCGCCTTCTCGTGGCCAGGTCAGGACGTCGCGCGTCTCTGCGATTTCAGGGGATTGGGTGAATGCGCGCGTCAGCGCGCGGGTGCGGTCGCGTTGTTCAGCGAGCCGCAGCCGCGACAGGTGGCCTGAACCGGGAAGCCCACGAGATACTCGTGCCCCCGCGCGAAGCGCAGGTGCATGCGGCCGTCCCGGCAGACGCCGAGCAGCTTGTCACAGCGCGTGCAGCGCCATTCCGAGTTGAGGGTGGTGGGTTTGGTCTTCGCGGCGCCGGTCCAGCTCGTCGGGGCTGCCTGGCGCGAGGGGAAGGGAGTCGGCATGGAAGTGCTCCTCTGACTGAGTGAGCACCCCCATTGGCCGGAGGAATCGGAGCTAGTCAGACCCCCCAATCGGAGCCGGATCGGAGCCAGCCGTCAGACGGCGATCTCCCACGGCCCTTTCGGGCCGAGACTTCTCAGGAAGTTGGCCTTCAGCTTGTCCCATAGCGGCTGCTTGAAGATGTTCGCCAAGGACTGGTCTTCGGCGATGTCCTTGACAAGATCTTTGGTTGCCATCGGCATTGGGCCATTGTTGTGTGCATCAACCAGCCGCTTGATGACCGCAATGCGGTTCTCGCCCCTTATGTCGATGCTGCCTTTGCCTGGAACGAACAGGGTCGCCATGTTCTCCCCACTAGGCGTGAGTTCGACAGCCTGACCACCGCGGGCGAGTATCCGATGGCGTCGGAACACGGACCGGAGCTTGTCTGCGACCAATGAGATTTTGGCTTGCTGGGTGTCGATCTGATCGACAAGCGGCGTCAGCACGTTCGCCGCCAGACACGGTCCGGGAGCGCTGCCGGCCTGCAGGACAAGACCGATTCCGAGGTTGTGGCGCGCCCGAAGCTCCGTATCGACGGCCGACCGGACTTTCTCCCGGTCGAGACCGCGCGCGAGGTAGATTGGAACATCCCCGCCATCGACATCGAGCGTTCCGAGGTAGAGAAGATGATCGGTCAGCTTCTCGATGGCAGGTGCATCGAGCACTTGTTCGAGACGTGCCTTCAGGTGTTGCGCGACCCAGCCGTCGCGCACCCGATATATCCTGTAGCGATCCGGGTTGCCCGCAGAGGTCACCTGTCCCTCGGCGACCTTGAGGTCGGCCACCTTTCGGTGACCTTCCTCCGCATCTCCCTCATCGACCCGAACGACCACTTCGGCTGCGACCGGACGGACCTCGTCTTCATCGTCGATCAGGTCGTCTCCTTCCCAACCGGCGAAAACGAGGAAGCCCAGATCGGTCAGGAGGCCAGGATCGACACCACGAGCTCGGAGCCATGCGCCGGTGACCCTGTCAGCTCCGATGTCCCAGATGGCCAGCAAGGCGGGCATGACCGCCATGCTCTCCTCATCGCCCGGTGCGCGACCATCACGAAGGATGTTCCAGTGTCTGAGCAAGCGATGCCCCAGAACGCGTTCGAACGGGTCGTCGATGCTGAGAAGGCTGCTCGTGTTGCGGTCGGTGAGCGTGAAGTTGAGGGTTTGCGCCTCATCCCGTCCCGCTCGGAAATACCGGACCGCAATCTCGACAAAACGGATTGCAAGCGCTCGCTCGAAAATCCTCGGAAGGCCCGGCTGGCTGTCGATGATCTCCGAGATGTCCTGGTCGATCGTGGTGGAAAGCGAAAGGCGGTTGGCGAGATTGCCGATGCTGATGTCGGCGCGGATCACCTGCGCGCGGTCGATCACCACGTCGTCAAGTTCCGGCGGTTTAAGATCGAGCCCCCGCAGGAACTGCGAAATGTCGTAGGCCTGAAAGTCGACGGGCTGGTTGGAATAGGTCTGCTCGAGAGCGGTCTCGATGAAGCGTTCGGCGACCGTGTGTCTAAGCTTTCGGTTGCCAGCTCGGACATGGACCCGCCCGGTCGATGGCGTGTAGACGATCATCGCCTCTCCGGGCGGCCGAAAATAGATGCTCGACCGATTGCCATCGTCATCGATCTCCCGAACGCTTGTGGGGGGATCGGGATGGAAAAGCAGGTACATCTCCGCCGCCGGTTCATCGCCGTCCTCGGGGATGTCGAACTTGTCGATGCTGTAGCCGTCGCCGCGATCGAGACGCTTGTTGAGATCAACCAGAAGCTCGTCGAGCAATGCGCTGCCGGCGTCCGGGCCCCCGTCGACCGAAGGCTCGGCCATGAAGGTCTGGTAGTGCTTGTCATAGCGCCGGTAGAGACGCAGGTGCAGGCTGTTCTCCGCCGCTTCGAACAAGCCATGCTCGTTGGCGAAAGCCCACAGGCTGCGAGCGAGCTTGTCCCGCCGGTTCAGAAGTTCCTTGGCGCGGTCGGGTTCGAGCGTGGTAGTGGCGAGACCTTGGAGAACGTATTCACCACGGTCGCTCGCGATTGTGACGATCCGTGCTGCCTCAGCTTCGAGGGGGCCCAGCCGGTCCTTCTTTTCCTGTGGCAGCATGTTTCTGGCAGCCGTCGGACCGTCCGGATTGTCGGGATCGAACCTGTAGGTCGTAAGCCAGCCCAACCTCTCGAAAGCCTTGCTCTTGAGAAATCCGGACAGCAATTCGGGCTCTGCATCATCGAAAAGCCGAGAAAGATTGGGGCAGGTTTTAGCCGGGACGCGTACCATTGAAGTCTCCGAGAATTCTGACTTGCGCTACTGATGGCGATCGTGGCGCCGTGCTCGGAGCTTGATACCGCGATGTCGCCTCTGGAGACTGAGGGCGACGTTGCCTTTTCGCCGGGCAGTTACGTCCACAGAGGCGAGATCCACGCGCGCATCCTCGATCCGCTCCAGGAGGTGGGGACCGATCGGAGTTGCTTTGCGCGTCATGAACTTACCTCAATGAACTACTGCTCTCGACTGATTCAACTCGCGATTGTCGCGGACAAATCGGTGATCGGCAAGTCCTGATGTTCTCTACCTGTTCGCAATCCTGAATCCTGTCGGGAGAGATGTCCCATCACCGACAGTGGGGTGGCTTTTGATCGGTAGCAACGCATCGACATGGCTACCGAAAATGAAGCGCCCGAACCCGCTGCCTCCCGACCAGATGACCGCCGCCGAACGCCGTGCAGAGTTGTGCGGCCTGCTGGCGCTCGGGTTGGTTCGGTTGCGGATGCGGGATGTGGGTGAAGTATCTGACAATACTGGAGAATGTTGCCTACACTATCCGCTCGACCAATGCCGTCATGCAACTCCAACTCACCGGAGAAATGCATGAACAAGCCCGATCCCATCCCCGCGCGCCTGGCCGCGCTGAAGACGGCGACGACGCCGGAGCTGAAGGCGCAGTGGCGCGACCTGTTCGACACCGAGCCGCCAGCATTCAATCGCCGCTACCTCGAATCCCGCTTGGCCTACCGCATCCAGGAACTCGCCTATGGCGGGCTGAAGCCCGAGACGATCCGGCGGCTGGAGCGGCTTGGCGAGGAACTGGACGGCGGCGACAAGAGGAAGCGCGGCATCCGCGCCGATCGCGACCGCCCGATCACCGGCACGAGGCTTCTGCGCGAGTGGCAGGGCGTCGAACAGATCGTCACCGTCACCGCCGACGGCTTCGAATGGCAGGGGCGGCCCTACAAGTCGCTGTCCGCTATCGCCCGCGCCATCACCGGCACTCGTTGGAACGGCTGGACCTTCTTCGGGCTGAAGAACCACAGGGGGCGGACATGACGAAGCCGCCGGAAAAATCGAAGGTCGTCCGCAAGCTGCGCTGCGCGGTCTACACCCGGAAGTCCTCCGAGGAAGGGCTGGAGCAGGAGTTCAACTCGCTCCACGCCCAGCGCGAGGCCTGTGAAGCCTATATCGCCAGCCAGCGGTCTGAGGGCTGGGTGCTGGTCCGCGATCAGTATGACGACGGCGGCATCTCGGGCGGCACGCTGGAACGGCCCGGCCTGAAGCGGCTGCTGGAGGATATCGAGGACGGGCTGGTCGATGTGGTCGTCGTATACAAGATCGACCGCCTCAGCCGCTCGCTGGCGGATTTCGCCAAGCTGGTCGAGGTGTTCGACCGGAACGGGGTGACGTTCGTCTCCGTCACCCAGTCGTTCAATACGACCACGTCGATGGGGCGGTTGACGCTGAACATCCTGCTCAGCTTCGCCCAGTTCGAACGCGAGGTCACAGCTGAACGCATCCGCGACAAGGTCGCCGCCAGTCGGAAGAAGGGCATGTGGATGGGCGGGGTGCCGCCATTCGGCTATCGGGTTGAGAACCGGAAGCTGGTCGTCGACGGGGACAACGCCGCGCATGTGCGCTGGATCTTCGCGCGCTTCCTCGAGATCGGGTCCTGCACGGAGCTGGCGCGGGAGGTTGGCACGCGCGGAATCCGAACGCCGCGCGGCAACCGAATCGACAAGAAATACATCTACCGGATGCTCAGCAGCCGCGCCTACATCGGCGAGGCGGTCCACAAGGGCGACAGCTATCCCGGCGAGCACGAAGCGATCATCGACCGCGAGACGTGGGACCGCGTCCACGCCATCTTGCAGGAAAGCCCGCGCAAGCGAGCCGCGCGCACCCGCGCCGACACGCCCGCGCTGCTGAAGGGGCTGCTGTTCGGCCCCGATGGCGCGGCCTTCTCGCCGACCCATACGCGCAAGGGCGACAGGCTCTACCGCTACTACGTCAGCCAGACAGTGCTGAAGCATGGTGCTGGGTCCTGCCCGGTCGGCCGCGTGCCCGCGGGCGAGATCGAGGCCGCCGTCATCGACCAGCTCCGCGCCGTGTTCCGCCAGCCAGAGATCGTGGCGGGGACGTGGAAGGCGGCACGTGCCCACGCCGACGACATCTCCGAGGCAGACACCCGCGCGGCCCTGCAGCAACTCGACCCGCTTTGGGACGAACTCTTCCCCGCCGAACAGGCACGCATCGTGGCGCTGCTGGTCGACCGTGTCGACATAGGCACGGACGGGCTCAACGTAGGGCTCCGCGTCGACGGACTCAGCAGCCTCGCTCGCGAGATGCTGGCCGGGGGCATCGGAGAAGCGGCGTGACCCGCGCGTCGCCGATCCCCGAAACCATGACGCTCCACGTGCCGTTCCGCGTCGTGAAGCGCGGCGGGCGCAAGGAAATGCACCTGCCCGATGGTGTCCGGCCAGACCGCAAGGTGGACAGCACGCTGGTCAAGGCGGTGGCCCGTGCCTTCCGCTGGAAGCGGATGCTCGAGTCGGGTGAGTTCGCCACCATCGCTGAACTGGCCGAGCGGGAGGGGATTGCGACGTCCTATATGACGCGCATCCTGCGCCTGACGCAGCTTGAGCCTGGCATCATTGAGGCGGTTCTCGACGGACGGCAGAAAGATGCCGTTACGCTTGCGCGACTTATGGACCCGTTCCCGATGAGCTGGATCGAGCAGAAGAACATCTTCTTCGGCACCTGATTACCTCGGTGCACACGCACGCCACCGCTGCTATTGCTTCATTGGGCCAAATTGGCCAAAAGTGATGATGGCATAGGCGGGGAGTCGAATGCAGACCCTGAGCGCGAAAGACGCGAAGTACGGCTTCGGACGGTTGATCGATCTCGCCCGCGCCGAGCCGGTGGCGGTGGCCAAGCACGGGCGGACTGTCGTCGTTGTGTTGGCCGTCGAGGAATATGAACGGCTGAAGGCGGTCGAGGCCGGCGTAGCCCCCAAAGCCCCCGGTGGCGCTCAGAGTGAAGA